TACAGTAGTAATGCCTTTTAGGATTAATTGCTTCTTTAACATCTCTGTGAAAAGATGAGAGAATCTTCCTCTTAAACGAATAATAAATCTTGAGAACTTTAATTCGTCTCGGGTAATTTCAGTAGCACGACCAATAGAAAACAGTGCGTCTGAATTCAGACGGCTGGTCGGAACATTAAGTGTTTGAAGAAACTTCTTTTGGAAGTAAAGAACGTCGTCCATCTGACCAAGATTCTGACCGCCCGGAAGCGTCGTTACTTCTGTGCCTCTACCACCTTCACGACGGGGAAGCCAATAGTCTTCAAGCATAGTCATGAACTTACGATCGTCGCGGATTTCGCCTGACTGTGCATCGTAAATCAAACGGTTCTTATGCTTGACCATGATATCACGAACGTACTGTTCAGCCTTCATTTTTGGAAGATTACCAACGTCGATATACCAAATACGACGCTCGGGCGCTCGCGCGAGGCGGTAAATGACCAGCGCATCTTCTAGTGTGCGAAGCTGGTTTAGCGCCTTGATGCCTTTGTGGAGATAAGATAGCACCATTGTTCCCTGGTTATCAGTTAAACCAGAAACACAATGGATAATAGCGTCTTTTGAAATTTTTAAACCATTGGTATTAGTACCAACTGCTTTATTACCGTAATTGAAACCTTTGTCATTAAAAATATAATATTCATTGACTGTTTTTGTGATTGAGGTTTCACTTGGTGAGTTTGTAGCTCTTTTCTTTTGTACTTCTCTAACCTTACGGATTTTACGAGGGTCAATGAATCGTACTTCTTTGATACCTTCTTTAGGATTCTTATCGTCGATAACTGCATGATAATACAAACGACCATCAATATACCAACGACGATAAATTTCATAACCAAACTTATTAAAATCCAATAAATTTAAGCAAGTATTAAATTCTTCGCGAACTATATTTTTAATAGAATCAGAAACTTTTAGACCATCTAAATTGATTGTTACAAGATTCTCTTCATCGACTGCAATAGATTCATTTATAATTTCGTCAATAGCTGAATCACATTCTGGCTGAAGTGACATTTCACGATACTTTGTAACTAGCTCTGCTTCTGATCTTACTGTACCGTCTAAGTCAACATATGTACCGTATGCACCACCCGCAGAAATGACCACAGCACCATCATCTGATTCCTTACCTGGAACAAATGATGGTAGCTCTGGTTTATTTTCTTTTTTCTTAAATTCGTAACCGAATAACTCAGCCATATAAATCTCCAAAAAGGAGGGACTTTATTGTCCCTCCATCAATAATCAATTATTAAGCTGGACCGTTTACGCCGTCCTGCTGAGCAAGACCACCGTAAACATTAACGCCACCAGCCTTCTTATCAGAAGATTCAACGAGCGGAATCCAGTAATCGTATGCAAAATTAACAGTAAACTCTTCAATCGCGCTAGCTGATTCCCAGCTTAATGCAATTCCACTGATCTGTGTTGGGAATGCACCAATTAGCTGGTAAGAACGAAGTGTAGAACCATCCTTGCCGTACTGAACGATATCAAGATCAACCTTGTATTGTTCAGCTGAGATAGCTGGATCGCGTACGTTAGATACTAAACGATTTAACGCATTTGACCAAGCTTCGAACATCGCACGAACTGAGAAGTCTTCGTCGTTGATTACCGACACTGACCAATCAGCGAATGCTCTATCACCAGCAACCTTAATCTTACGACCAAAGTATGGAACATCGATGCTGGAGATAACAGACTCAGGTAGTTCCGCTGTCTTACAGACAAAGCGGAACTTATCTACTGAGGTATTATCAATACCCAGACCAGCTGGTGCTGACATAAACACGTTAAACAGGGAAGGTCTAGCACCACCGTAGACCAACCCGTTTGACTTGAATGCACTAATATTAAATGGCATTTATTTTACTCCTTTTCTGTGCTTATCTATTTATTAGAAATTGCCTACAACTTCGGAGAATTGAACGCCACTTCCAACCGCTACAAAGTTCAACTGGATAAAGTTGATTGAGCGAGCTGGCTTAACATAGATGTCACCAATAAACTGACCACTATCGACAACTTGTGCAGTATTATTGGTATCGTCGCAAACAACCAAGAAGTCTGTGATACCACGACGACCTTGGATATTACGAAGGTAAGGCGTCACAAGATTCTTGAACTGTGCTCTGGTGAAGGCATCATTAAACTCGAACAGAGAATATTTAGCTGCAGCAGAGACAGCCTTTTCTAGAACAATGAACAATCTACGAACATTAATTCTATCGAAAGCAGATGGCTTAGAAGCTAATGTCTTATCTCCGAATAGGATAGTTCCCTGACCTGGGAATGTAACCACTGGATTAATTCCATTCGCGTAAAGAAGATCGCGTTCAGCTTGCGAAGGATTATAAGCTAGTTTTACGAAATTCTTAATTTGTCCACGATTGAAACCAGCTGGTGACCACCAAGCATCATTTGAGTTATCGGTACGAACACAAAGTCCACCGATGTCGCCATTTAGTGGAATCCAACGATAAACATCATTGTATCTGTCGTACTGGTACTTATAACCAGAATCAAGAACTGCATAAGAAGTGCTATGTAGAGCGCCTCTCCAGTTCTTAAGACCTGTAGCTTCTAGACCAGTATTGTTTAGAACTTTTGACTTATCTGGAGAGATAAGGGCGATACAATCCTGTCTTTTTACGCAGATATTATCGATAATATAGTTAGCTACCAGATAGTTATTGATAGTTTCACCAGCAACTACAGTCTGTCCGCCGATTGGCTTACCAGCAAGTACTAGAGAAATATCAACATCTTCTTTTGAAACAAACATATCATAAGCAGAACCAATAACGCTTAGGTTAGTATTTGATTCGCTTTGACCATCAAATCCAAATACTAGATTAAAGTTTCCTGGTGCAGTTACAGAAGAAGAAACTAGATTTAGTGCAGTATTTGATACTGCACCGCTTCTGTCATTAGCCCACCAGATATAATCTGAATTTTCATTGATTATTGTCTTATAATAAAGAGAAGTATTATCGTTGCTCTTTGCATCTGTTGCGCGGGATAGACCCTTGTATGTCTCAAGAATAGTTCCTGGTGTTCCAGTGAAAAGACCATCATTGTCTACAACTACGATATGAAGTTCGTCGTTCGCAGAAGTGTTACCATATAGACGCTGGAAATCAGACTGACCAGGAGCAGTACCTATAAGATTTGTAAATTCCCAGAAACGCTGAACTGTATTAGATACGAAGTCGGAACGTAGTCTATAAGTGTCTTCAAAGTTAATTGTAAGAAGATTGACGTTTGCTGTAAATCTATGACCTGTCTCAGTAGCTCCTGGTGTCAGGGCTACTACTGAAGCTCCATCAAAAGTAGTAGAAACCTTAAACCCAGTAGAATTTGCTAGAGTGGCATAGTATGTTGTGCCATTAGTAAGACCGCCTATGACAGTATTACCAGTAGCATTTGCATAAATTACAGGAGTGCCGCTATTGATTATAAGATTTCCATTTGTATCGGCATTATTGGAAGTTATGAAGTTAGTAACAGAACTTACACCACCGTTTGCATCGATGCCGCTGACGTTTGCTGTAGTATTACCTACAACAGACTTTCCAGTAACCTTGAGGTATTGATTACCTATTGTGTTATTGCCAGTTAGGATTAAATCGCTTAACGAGAAACTACCAGAAACATCATTAGCTGAGGTATTTGTAGAGCCTAAGAAGTTAATGTATGCAACGTTAGATCCAACAGTAGTGCGGATATACGTGTTAACTGCTGAGTTTGATAGAACGACGTTTGTAGAGAAGCTATTCACAGAGCTACACACAGAAACTCTTAGAGAATTTCCGATAGCGCCTGGATACTTCGCAATATAAGCTACGTCTGAGTCAAAAGTTCCATCCTTAGCAGTAAAGTCATTATTGTTCTTTACGGTATGAATAGATAAGTTCGCTACGGTTCCTGTCTGTGCACTTACTGCATCGACAGCAACAGCAGAATAAGCAGTATCACCACGGACAAAGTAACCAACAGTAGCTACTGCAGTATTTACAGAAGCTCTGCTTGAAAGAATAATAGCTGTAGAATTCAACGATACAATTGTTGGAGCTGGAGCATAATTTGTTCCAGTCGCATTAGTAATGTTAACTGCAGCTGTACAAGCGTAAGCTGTTGAGTTAGTTACTTGCGTAAGAATCATGCCTACTTCTAGACCAGTGGTAGTGCAAATAAACACATTGCTGAAAGCTAAAGTATTTGCTGTCGCAACTGCAGTAGAAGTAACCGTAACAACAGGAGTATTTCCACCAATCTGCGCCCCACGAGAAACATAAAGGCGATTTGAATATGCTAGGAAGTTTGCAGCAGTGAAGAATGTTTCAGGATTTAGATTGGTTGGCTTACCAAAATACTTTACTAGCTTATTTTCAGAATCAACTAGAACTCTTTCGCCAACTGGACCCCACTGGAAAATACCGCCGATAGCACCGTCTGTGGTAGCTACTGAAGGTACAACGGTAGTTAGATCAACCTCTGTAACATTTACACCTGGACTTAATTGAAATGCCATTTTTATCTCCTTTGAACGTGATGAGAGAGTATTATTTACTGTTATTTATTAAATGCCATTTCTTAGAAGTCCTTAGCCTGATTCCACATCCAACTGTCTGGCACAAACTGTTCAATACCCTCATCATAATCTTCACGCCCATCGTCGATAAACCCAAAAGGAGCCATGTCCTGCTCCATATCTTCTTCGCTCTTTTCTCTAAGTGACATTAATGTGTTGATATTTGTATAGTCTTTAAAGTACTGCTGCTCTGAAAGCCAAGCAAACAACACCAAACACATCACTAAGTCGTCATGCTTACCTGATTCTGCTTCGTACGAATTACCCTTTTTCGAGAAAGTAGAAAGCTCATTGATAGTATGAAAATCATTAATTAAAAGCTGATTTTGTTCTATTAGCATTTTCATAATAGAACAGCCGATTGACTTCACAACCTTAGTTGTTCTGATACCTTTATCGATATTATGACCGCCAAACCCACCAGTTATTCGTTTACCTGAACGACCAGCGTTTTCAGTGAACAGAACATTTTCGTAACCAAAGTCGTAATGTAATGAATGTGATACCTGTTCGCCGATATCATTAATTTCAACAAGAACAGATGCATTATTATATGCTTTTGCTAATCTATGTATAGTATCTGCATAATCAACAGGTGATACAGCATTATTCCTGTATATACATATCTGACTATATGGCATTTGTGTAACGTCGATTAATTGGAATGCCGAATAATCTAGACCTTTACCTCTAGAAACGTCACATACCATAATGTAAATATGATCTTTTTGAGGAGCGGCGTATTGAGTTAACCCCTCGCGCTCAACCATTGGACTTTGATGGACAAGCTCTTTCAGCTTCCAACCAGCGATAAGCGTACCAGAACTACCAAGAAATTCACAGTTATACTCCTGATCGAACTTCTCGATATCGAAGTTCATCGCCGAGAGTGTATCTTGCTGCCAGTTATGATCTCTTCCAGGAACGTCTTGCCAAAGCACCTTCTTTGCTACGTATTGACTTCGACCTTCAATAGCATTTACCCAAATACTATAAAAGTGATTCAGACCATTTGGTGTAGAAACAAGAACAATCTTTGATTCTGTACCAGATGAAATAGTAGGATAAACCGAGGTGAAGAAGTCTTCCCAATTTTCAATGAACGCTGCTTC